TTATGACAAGAACATGGCTCGTTCATCGATACGCCGATTTTGCAGCCCTTTGAGTATTTTCCCACCAGCCATGCAATACTTCAAGAGTTCTTCCGCAGCACCCGCTTTATCGCCCCGAAGCAGCTTTTGACGAAGCGTTGAACGCTGGAGTGTTCCAAGACCGACATTAAAACTAAAGCTAACAAGGCTATCATACATGCCTTGTGTAAGAGGAACGGGACAGAATTGAACAACTCCACGCTCGAACCTTGCAAGATCAGACCTGAGAATCCCATCTACTTCGTCCTTTGAAAACGTGCGGCTATCTTCTGGCCGTAGCTGGTAAGCGCCTCTTTGATCCATTGGTAGCTTAGCTTGGTCTGGGTAAAGTACATGGCCGACTCCTATTGTCCAAAGCTGTGCGGGGCAACGGTATGGTTTAAACCGTATACCTTCATGGTGGCAGATGACCTTAATGGCCTCTGGGCTGACGTTCATTCTTCGTCATCCTCTTGGTGGTCTTGAATAAGTTGCATTTTTACCAACTCCAGAACCCCCAAGACGGTGGGCAGATACATGGATTCATCGTACTTGTGGATAACCTCAAGTATTTCCTCGACCAATCCAGCGGCCATTTTTCCAGCGTTTAAGTTCATTTTGATTTAAACGCTTGACCGCCAAACCAAAACGACACGATACACGACCAGATGATTTGTGTTTCATCGTCCCAAAGCTGGTTGATCGCCACATCAAACGCCACATCCGTGTGCCAAGCGTAGTAGAAGCCAAAGATCTCCACGAACATGAACATCACGAACATGCCGTAAGTGATCACAGAGCGGGTTGCGGCCCTCATATTGATCACCCAGGTACTTGCCCCTTGACCTAAGGCTATATCGTGGGCGTAGAGGGCTTGGCGCTCTTGCATTTGGGTCTGGGCATTGGTGACCTCTGCGTTGATCTGGATCTGCTCGGTCTGGATGTGTTCAATGCGTTCCTGCGCTTCCAGGCCAGCTTTCTTTAGGGTCAATTCACGCTCGGTCTGCATGGCGGCAAGTGCCAACTCATGCTTCTTGTCAGCCCGGTCTTGGAAGAACTCAAGGATCTTGGGCAAGCCGCCCATGAGAAAACTTATTAGGGATGAGAATAGAGTGAGCATTGTTTAACCTTTTAGTTCAAAACTTAGATTTGCATGGCGGGGGTATTGCACAACACGCTCGCCCTCGGGACACTTGTATTTGATGGTTGCCAGCAAAGTGGCCTTGCCTTCAGCAATCTTCTCTTTTCTTACCATGGTGAGTTGGTATGTAAACGTGTCGATCTCTGGGCCTGCCGGGCCGCTGAACTTGCTTGCGGTGGTGGTTGCCTCATGCACCATGCCTGCTGCGTCCCGAATGCTTGGCGTAAAGCTCTCAACAGAACAATCGTCCCGTTTTTTAATTCTGGCAACGGTGACATTGATGGGTTGTCCAGCCTCTGCTACGATTTTAAAATGCTCTGGTGACCATTCAAGAATGGCTCTATCAAACCAGCCAAACTTATCGGCCAGCGTATAGCTGCCGCCCAGTGCGGCAACGCTTGCGGCAACTGCTCCGATGGCTTTGGTAAGATCAATCATCTTTCTTCCTTTCTTCTTCAACCTGCTTACGCAGTTTTTCCACCTTTTCCATCTGGGCCTTGGCTTCTCTTTTCACCACCAACGTGTCCACATACAGCATCCCCACCAGAGGGATGACCAGCACAAAGACCAATGCAAACAAGATCAGGACAAAAAGGTATCCAAACGACCCCGATGATGAAGACTGATTATCCACATTAGGCATATCAGGTATCCGGTTACGAAAACCACCACCACCGTTTCCAGCACCCTGTCCAGCATCAGATTTTTTAACCTTTGTCGCCGCCATGCTTTCACCCGCTTTTCGTGCAACTCCCGTGCCGCTTGCTCCGATTTCTGATCCAACAGCTTTTGATACTCTTCAACAATTTCACGCCAGAGATCAGGTTGCCCCATCTCCCAGCGCACCATTCTCTCAAGATCGGCATAAAACTGCTTGGTCTGCCGCAGATACATCACATTGTCTATGGCTTGTGTGGCAAGATCGTCTTTTATCCCCCTCTTCTGGTTCTCTTCACGTTGGTACTCAGCCTTTTCATGGCTAGATTCCAACTCTGCGTGGCCCTTGAAAAAACTTGAAAGGGCTGTACCAACTTCACCTGTGATCTTTGTCAGATCAGACCCGGTTTTCTTCAGGTCTTGGTAAACGCTGATACAGCCCTTTATGCCTTCATATGCCCCTTTGCACAGGGCAAATGCGGTTATTGGATCAATGGCTGCTCCGCAGGCTTGGCTTCTTCAGGCATTGGCACTTGGGGGATGGCCTGCTCACGAATGGCTTGCACCAAGTCAGCGACTTGCTCATAAGGTGCTTTTGCCAAGGCGGCCAGGATCATGTTCACTGCGCCCAAGGGCAGTTCCAGTTTGACAGGGGTTGCCAGAGTCTCTTGCTCAGTCATGCGTTTCTCCAAAAAAATACCGCTGTCAGGGCCAGCGGGTTGCCCATATCAATTATGCCCAAGGCAAAGCTGTATTTGCAGGACTGACAGGCGGCGTGATCATGCTGTCGATCTGGCCCTGTACACACGCCTGTGCGCTTGCCATGGCGTTTTCTGGAATCCACCCAATGACGATGGCTTGGGTAAGCTGGTCGTATGGGATGAATGTCTCAGGCGCTTGGGTTGAGTCAAAGGTGGTGTTGCCGCCGATGGATGCGGTGTACTCCCCGTCCACGCCAGTGACTTCCCACAAAGCATTGACCACATAGTTGGGGTCAGGCTGTTGCAGGGTGTACATGGCAATGATGGTCGTGGTGAAAGTGGTCATGTTGGCATTCCTTGCGTTTGTGCCGCCACTTGCGCTTGATATGCCGCAATGACCTCAGCAGTCCAAGCGACATTGCAGATTGCCGCAACATTGGCAGGGATGCCCGTCAAGTCTTGGCCCGGCGTGAGGCTTGAGCGATGGTAAGTTTGGCTCAGTTGCTGACCATCTTCCATGATGCGGGTAGCTTCACGGTAGAGAACGATGCCGTTCTCAGTCACGGTGATTTGATCGATTGCTTTTTCTTTGGTGATTGCCATTTGGGTTTCTCCTTAAAGTTGGCGTTGTGTCCAGCTTGATAAATCCAATCAAGCTAAAAAATTGTTAAGCGGATGCCATGTAAGCAACGCTCATATATAAGTAACCAGTACTTCCTAAAGTTGGCGCAGAAGAAGATACAGCAGAACCAGCACATGTTAAAAAAATTGTTGTGGTATTTACATTTACATAACCGCCAAATGTTGTTGTGCCTACTGCAAAAGTTACTCCAGACATGTCAACGCCAAATGCTTGAGAGTAGTTGTCAGCACTATTGGTGTTTGTAAAAGGTAATCCAGAAATGGTAAAGTTTCCACTACCACCCGAATTTGCAGACCAAAAAACAGCAAAAGTTGCATTGACCAATCGTCCAACTTTTACATAAGAACCAAGTTGATTGGTGTAGGTAACAGTAGGATTTGAGCCACTTCTTGTAATTGTGGGGTCAAAAGTCCCCTCCTCATAATCATCTAGCGTGTTTGCATTGGACGATGCGTTTTGAGATGCGGGGAATGTGATGCCTGTGCCGCTTTGAGGGACTGCGCCATTAAGTGCTACTGATGAGTTAAAAGTCGTTGAAAGACCAATAGTTCCATCCCCATCAGACAGCACGATGTAGTTGCTACCTGTTTGGGAAATAGGTGCGGCAAGGCCGTTGTAGTTACCAATGATGGTGTTCTTTGAGCCTGAGGTTACTTCAGAACCAGAATTAGTCCCGTAAAACGAGTTGTTTATTCCAATGCTTAGGTTATATCCTGACGCATAGCCATAAGCAGCGTTGAAAGCGTTACCGTTGTAGTTAGATAAACGACCAGCACTTACACCCATAAAAGTGTTATAAGAGCCAGTTTGGTTTGTATACCCTGCCGTATAACCTACAACAGTGTTGTTTGAGCCTGAGTTGTTCAAATACAGGGTTTGTACTCCAATAGCAGTATTGTTTGCACCGCCTGCACCAGAGCCATAAGCATAATAACCAACAGCAGTGTTACCATCACCAGTAATACTTGCATTACCTGCACGGCTTCCAACAAAAGTTAAATAACTTCCCGTTGCTGGTTGACCAGCTAAATACCCACCGTAGAAGTTTTCTGTGCCTGAAACATTTGTTTTTCCCGCCTCAAAACCTACAGCAGTGTTATTTGAGGATGTTGTAAACCGCAACGCATCAACGCCAATTGCCGTGTTTTGATTTCCAGAAACATTTGCCCCAAGTGCGCTAACACCCAAAGCTGAATTTGATGAGCCGCCTTTATTGAGCGCAAGAGAGTTGGCCCCAACAGCAGTGTTGTAAAGCCCGCTTGTCAATGCCGGAAGGGCGTAGTATCCAATTGCAGTTGCATAAGTGCCCGTTGCCGTTGCGGCAATAGCACCCGAACCCACCGCAGTGTTTGTTCCTACAGCACCGCCGCCAAGACCTACAGTGAGTCCTTGAATGGTTGCTCCAAGGGTGCTACTGAATGTTCCAGTGACTGCAAGGCCAGTGGAGGAGAAAGCGCCTATTGTTGCACCAGAAGATAAAACTCCTACTGTTGTCCCGTCTATCGTTAATGGTAAATATGCACTACCAGTTCGATTAAACGATTGAAGTTTTGAGGTTCCGCTTTGAAATACAAGTTCCAAGCCCGAGCCGCTTGCTGGGAAAGTAGCTCCCGTGATTTGGCTTGATGTCAATGTTGCTAGTCCCGTAGAACTCAGCGTTCCAGTAACTGCAAGGCCAGTGGAGGACATGGTGGCATAGTTTGTTACTTGATTGTCGCCAAATAATCGTAATTTTCCGGTGGCATAAACATCGGTGTCAGAAGATGTGCCAACGCCAGATATGGCTACAGATGAACCAAGGTAAGTTTTAGGTGTGCCGCTAAGTTGTATTTGCAAAAATGTGCCGTTGGCATTGGTCGTATTAACAATTGCCGTAGCAGTTGCCAAAGTGCTTGTAGCAGTCAGCGTTCCAGTGACTGCTGTGTTGCCACCCAAATACGAAGCACCAGCGGCCACATACAAGGCGTATGGGGTTGTCAGGGTGACATTTGATCCAGCAGTGGGAGCGCCAGCAATATACAGAGTTGCCGCATTGGTGTAAGTTACAGCCGCTGCTGCTGTCGTTGTTCCTGAATCTAGATACAGGGCATATGGGCGTGTAAACGTAATGTTTGTACTTGCGTTTGGTGTGCCGCCAATGTACAGGGTAGACGCATTGGTAAAAATTGTGTTTGTTGTTGCGTTGGTTATTGTTGCCTGACCCAAACTTATTACGGGGGCATGTGTCTGTGTGCCGCCAGATACATCTGACACGGTGTAAGTTGTTGCCCCGCTATACAGGAAGGCAGGGGCCGTGGTTGACAGGCTGGTGGACGCTGGCCCCGTCATATTGGCATAACCCAAGATTGCCCGAGACTGAAACCTTGTCTGGGCATTAAGGGTTGTTGTGTCGGTTATTGCATCACCCAGGATGGTGTTCCCGGTCACTGTCAGGTTCTGAGTTGTAAACGACCCGCCTGTGTTGCTGACTTTAATGAAGTCAGATCCGTTCCATGCAATTAACGCAGCCTCACCAGCAACAATTGTTACGCCTGTGGTTGGGCCTGCGGCCACAATTTGTACGGAAAAACCGCCAGTTGTGCTGTTGATGACCGTATAAATCTTGGACAGTGCCGGGGCGGTAATTGTCCTTATTGCCGTCCGTGCGCCTGTGCATAAGAGAATGGCCTGTCGGGATGTGTCCGCTGTCCCGTCCAGGTTAGTCAGAGTTACATCTGCGTCCGTGGAGAGAGTTGTTGTCCCGGCGATTGCAGAGTCCAGCAATGATGTAATGCTGTTGTTGACTGTATCGCCCCATGTCCCGCTCAATTCTCCCGTGACGGGGAGGGCGAAGCCTAAGAGTGATGTATATGCTGTAGTCATGTTTAAACCTCAAGTTACGACTGCTTCCCAGGCGGGGGTCTGTTCATCTGAAACATCTCCCCAACCGGGTGTCTGCGGGTTGCTGATATTTTGCCACGAAGGTGTCTGCGTGTCACCAACATTTGCCCATCCTGGCGTCTGTGAATTTCCAATGTTTGCCCAGTTAGGAGTTTGATCATCCGGTATTGGCTTCCAATACACAGCAATCACATCACCCACTGATCCTGTTGCGTTTACACCTGTCAGAGCCAGCACCCTTGCGGCTACCGACATCGTACCCACGGAGCCTGATGCGTTTACACCAGACAGGGCAATCGACACCTCTTGAACAACCGATCCAACAGAAGCTGTCGCTGTAACCGGTTGGAGTGGAACAATCACCCCGCCTGGGTATCCAAACGCCAGATTGCCCGTTAAGGCTATCGTTGCACTTGGAGTGGCTGTGCCTACGGCCCCGCTGGCTGAAACACCCGACAAATCCCTGCTCTTGTCTGCTGTAACAGTTCCAACCGCACCGGACGCTGTTACGCCCGTCAGGGCTACCAATATAGCTGGAGTGACAGAACCCACCGACCCAGAGGCTGACACCCCCGTGATCTCAACATCTTTGCTGGGAACAATCGTTCCAACTGATCCAGCCGCAGAAACACCTGTCAGGGCAACTGTATGGGCATTTCCAACATCCCCAACATAGCCATAAGCAATGTCACCGTCTTCATCCTCTGATGTGCTGGGAGCCATCGTCCCAACTGCGCCAGAAGCTGATACTCCGGTCAGGGCCAGTGATCTCTCATCGACCGTTACTGTGCCTACGGCCCCAGAAGCTACAACGCCCGTTAGGGCTATCGTTATGCCCGGAGAGGCTGTCCCAACAGAGCCAGAAGCGTTTACACCTGATAGGGCAACTGACCCGCTAGGCGTGACTGTGCCAACAGCCCCGGTTGCATCATCCCCGGTGAGGATGGTTTCGCCGTTGCCCCAAGTGCCGTAGCCCCAAGCGCCAACGCCCCACCCGGCCATGATCTACCCCTTTAGGTGGTAGCCAAGCGCAACAGAGCAGTCGAAGTCGTGTTGGAAGGCATCGTCAAGGTGAAGGTTCCAGCCGTGATCGTCTGTGAACCAAAGGTGTGGACACTGACCGCCTTGTTACTCTGCGTTGAGTTATAGATTAACACCGCATCAAACGCCGTGGACAACGTCACTGTGGTGTAGGTGATTGATGCCGAAGGAGTCCAATAGGCCGTGCCAGCCGTTGTTGAAGTGTTGGTGGATGCCGGGACAGTGGCATTGGTCACCGTCACGCCGCCTGCGGAGTAGTTTGTGCCCGACACTTCACCAGTTGCCGAATATGCCGTGGTGGAGGCATTGATCGTTGCAGATGTCAGGTACAGGGCTGCTTTAAACGTGTCAGCAGCGGTCGTTCCCCGTGTAGGAGCAACACCAAAGTTGTGGGTTGCAGTCAGCACCTCGCCCAAGAACGAGGTGGTCATTGATTGTGTGTTCGCCATTTTGTTTCCTTTAACCTAATGATGCGGCTTGAGCGCCAGCAAATACCGGCATTTTCTTCAACTGGACATGTACAGAACGATGCACAAGTTCAGCTTCCAGCCAATACTCAACCCAGGTGGTCAGTTCATTGTCATTGTCCACGGTTCCTTCCCGCTTCTCAAGCAGGGAATCATCCATGTCGCCTTTGGTGGTCGTGACTATCAATTTGAACTCCTGATCAATGCTGTGGTTGATGTGTTGGCTGGCATTGTGATTAAGAATGTGGTGGTCGATGTCTTGTCAGACCCAAAGTCCAGCACTGCTATGGATGGCTTACCAACAACAGTGTCGTTGTAAATCAAGGCACACCGGGCCGTGATTACGCCCGTCCAAGACACATTGTTGAACCCAACATAAGCCGTGTAGTCAGATGTGCTGACGGTGATCCCGGTCATTGTCTGACCACCTAACACATAAGTGCCTGTAGCGGCCACCTCATTCACACTGCTGTAGGCGGTGGTGTCTTCGTTTAAATTTGCATTGGCTGTATACAGGGCGATTTTGATCACATCCGTGGTCAAGTCATGGATGCCCTGATAAAGCTCCGCTTTAAAGCTGGTGGTCTGGGTTTGGACAATTGACATTAACTCACCTGAACCCTAACCTGACCATCACGATAAGCATCCTGACGCTGTTTGCCATCACCCAAGTTCTTGAGCAGAGCAATTGATTGGATATACCGATCATTGACCAGCTTGACCATATCAGGCTCACCCTTCATGTAGGTATAAGCCTCACACAGAGTCCCATACAACAGCGCAGAATCAAAGTTGTCGCCCAACCAAGTGGTTGACGCAGTCACGATGGACTCCGGGTAGTAGTAATAATGCAATTCAGCACTGAAGGTGCTGTTTGGCGTTGGGCCAACAATGAACGACAACTCAGTGACGTTTGATGATTGTGGGCCAAAGATGGCGTAATGCTTTGGCTCAGAAGAGAACGCAGACAAGGGGTAAGCCTCACGAATGAAGTTAACGTCCTTGTTCAGCAGGTACAGGTAGTCGCCCTGAAAGGTAACAGTGCCCGACACCGTGGAACTGTTTGCCACCGTCAAGGTGAGCGTTGTCCCAGAGATGCTCCGCACAACGGCATTTGATCCAATGCCTGAACCAGTTACCTGCTGTCCGACTGCGATGCCAGTGGTTGAGGCAACAACAATGGTAAACAGTCCAGATGTCCCGGTGGCGGTTGTGCTGTTGTTTGGAAACACAGCAAGGCTATAAACAGACAGGAAATCGTCCGGGCATGACAAATACTTGTTGCCAGAGGTGAGCGTTCCCGTCACGTTCTTACGCAAGTTCGCAATCTGAACCGTGTTGTATATACGCTGTTCAGCCTGCTTGATCATTGTGTTCATGTCCGTTGTATTGAACGTGTTTTCACAATAATCGCTGACAGCGACTACAAGCTGGGCATATGTCATTGCCATAGAAACCTCAACCCATTGGGCCTCTGGACATCACACCTTTGGTGGCGGCTCCCGTACCACGCATCTTGATGCCGCTGGTCTTGGGTTCAGAATATCCACTGCGGTTGATGTTGCCAACTGACATGTTTACATTCACAGCCTCGCTCCCGTTTGGCCCTTTGCCAGGGTTGCTGGAGATGCTGGCCTTCTTCCCATCCATGGTGTGGGGTTCGGCATAGACGCTGGCATCGCCAACTTCCTTGCCCATTTTCTTCATGCTGTATTTGCCCATTATTTGCTCCCAGATTTCTGGTTCATTGCACGGGAAAGGTTCTTTCCGTATTTCTTACGATCCAAGCTGGTGGGGCCACCGGCCTTCATGCCTTTGGCATGCATGCGGGATTCATGGCCTTTGACCATTTTCTTGGCTTCGGTGTCGGCAATTGCCTTGACTTGTTTCTTGTCCATATCTGCTCCTAAGTTGCGCTGATTGATACTGTACCAACACTTGCCGTTGCGACCAAGTAATTTGGTGTGAGTCCTACATCAAAGAAGCTGGCCCCGCCTACCGGCCTCCAGCCCCACTGAATGTCCCGTGATCCACCAGATGGATACCCATCCACGTTTACACCTGATGTTACATACGTTGTGTCCGGGCGGGGCTGCATCACAGCCTGCGGGTCATCCACCGGGTACATACCCAGTTGAAGCTGCGGCTGATCTGGATCCCAGCACTCATCACAAACCTTCAGTTGATACAGCTTGGTCTTGACAACTTCAAACTTAAGCTGCTTCAGCTTATACCGCTGACCACACCGGTCACACTCGGCAATTGAGTATTTACCTGACGCAAACCTGTTGCCCATTATGTTCCACCAGAGCCAATGAATGACTGCCGGGGAACCAACCGCAAAGCGGCTTTCTCATGGTCTTCCCCTGCCGCCAGATTGAATTGCTCATCGTAGGTTGCCTTCAGCATGTCCATCCGTCCCTGCAACTCAGGGACTTTCATAGCGATGTAGTAGGCCAGCCCTGCCACTACACACGGCAGGAAGCGGAAATTCATGTCAGCAGTCTCTACACCAGCCCCGGCATCCTGCACCCTACGCATGCGCCAGTACACAAATGTGTAGGTAGTCGTGTTATCAGGAGTAGGCCAGACAGTCACGGCAGGTAACTGAGGGACAAAGACTGAAACATTGTCAGCATGCGAAGCCGCAACGGTGTTGGCTTGCGCCCGGAAACAGTTACTTAGAACATTTCCATCGATGTAGTTGTAATAAATTATTTCATTTTCCAGCTTGATGTACCCTGCCGCCGCCAAGCCCACGACAGAGTCTAGGGTTATGGTGGTGGCTGTGCTGGTAATTGAGCCGTCCAAGGTCAGTGCAGTTGCCCCAGTTTGACCTGAATTGCGCTGAATTAGAACCTGAATGGGTCTGGCCTGAGTCAGCTTATTGGGGATCGTGGCATAGGTACTAACACTTATACGGGTGATTGTCAGGTCTGCTTGATTGGTCGTTGAGTTCTGTCCCGTCCGGATAACGTGTTCCAGAAGATCAATCGTATCGTCCGGTAGAGGGTATGTGTTTAAACCGGCAGTAAGCTCGAAGGAGCCTTGCTCAATCGTCCACATGTTTAAACCACGGTTCTGCCATTCGATGGTCATCAAATTCATGGAGCGGCGTGCCGTTCTGAGGTCATAACCAGACCTCATTTCCCGACCCGCACGCTCCCACGACTCCTCGGCTATCTCCGTGAAGTCCATGTCAAATATTGATGTCCCTGTGGTTGTCATTCGTTATCCAAACCAGCTTCTTCCAAAGCTATTTCTTCAAGAATTTCTTCCGTGCCACAAGTGCATGGGCCATCATCTTTAATGGCGCAATCTTCCATATGCAAACTGTTCATTTCTTCATCGCCCTCATGTTGTCAACCAAGTTCGGGTACGGCCTACCAGCCTTCTTGGCCGTGGCCTTTGCAAAAGCTTTCTGCGCCAGACTCAACTTCTTGGGCTTTTTGGCGGGGCTGGGCTTGTCCCACACCTCCCCACCTTCGGCATATTGCGTGAAGTCAGTATCGTCCCGGCGCTTCTTGCGCTTCGGCCCAGGCATTTTGGTGGGATTGATGTCCCCCATTCCACGGCTGGGCAACATCAGCACATCTTCCCACGGGTCTTACCCCGTTGAGCAATGCCATCGGCACGGCTAGATGCAGTACCGCCAGAGGCCATCTTCTTACCCATAGGGTTGCGATACATCAGAGCCGCACCACCCTTGGTTTCTGCGCTGGTAAATCCTGCCTTACGGGCTTTTTCAGAGAAAGAAGGAGTGGTTTTCTTCTTCTTCTTGGTCTTGGTCATCTCTTCGCTGTACAACTCACCCGTCTCAGGGTTGCGTTTAAACTTTGATTTAGCGCCGGTTTCGTCTTCAACATCCATACCCATGTCACCAGTGGGAGCGGTTGCTTCAGCCATGCCGGTAGGTGCGGGACGCTCATCTTCAGCACCGCCTACCAAGCTTTCGTCTTCACCAGCGTAACGCTTCATTTTGTTCATCTTAAACTCCTTAGCAGGCCATGCCGCCCTTTTTCAACAACTTGCCTTTGGTCTTGCCACGTTGAGCAATACCATCAGCCCTTGAGGATGCAGAGCCACCATTTGCCATCTTCTTGGTGGAGCCGCCACGTTTCATTGCAGGCTCAGACTTCTCGCCCTTGGCATACTGCATGGGAGTGATCTTGCCAGACTTAATGGCTTTGGCTTCGGCAAGTTCTTCCTTCATGGATTCCTTACCTTTAAACATCCCACCCTTTTTCATGCCGGGAATGCCAGCAGGAGCGGCAGGAGCGGCCATAGGGGGACGAGCGCCCATTGGGGGACGAGCGCCCGGACGAGCACCCATGGAACGGCCTTTGAGTTTCTCGGCCATCATTGCAAGCATTCTTGGATCCATTGGCATAGCACCACCTCTATTGAATTTTTTGCCTTTGTCGGCATTACTGAAATCTTGCCCCACGGATTGCGGGACACCGGCCTTCTTCGCAAAAGCCGGGCTATGAGCCACAGCTTCCATGAACTTGTGTTGTTTCTTTGACGAGGATGGCATTAAATATACCTTCCCCGTGTCTTGCCCCTTTGGGCAATCCCATCACCCCGTTTAGACGCAGATGATTGAGTTGACATTGTCGTGCGTTTTGCAGGCTTCCGGGCCTTTACCCGTCCACCTTTTTTGAAATCTGTTGAGCCAATGCTGTCCATGTCGTAATTTGCCATATCTGCGTTCTCTGGCATATCTGACATTGGGCTTTCGTTGTACTCAAACCCAGGCATCTTTTGGGTTTCGTCAAAATACCCTTGATCACCGGACATTGAGCCATAGTCCACCGGGGCCTGTGCCTTGGGGCGAATCAAGTCACTGATGCCTCCGGGCAAAGCGTTGGCGGCTTTATTCTCATAAGCTTCTTGGACACCACGTTGTGCATCTGAGTTCATGGCCGTCTGCCTATCCATAGCTGCGTTTAAATCTGGGTCAATTTGTTTATTGATAGCTCTACCACCGGCTTTGATTGCTGAACCCACGGGGTCAGTAACAACGTCCATTACTTTGCGTGCATTCTCTCTGGAATACTCTGGTAGCTGGTCAATGACTTGATTCCTCATCCACCGACCAGGATTCATAATGGCATCTGCGCCCGGAATTTTTTCGGCAGCCTTACTTGCCGCATACCCTTTGGCAGCGGTCAGAGCAAGAGGTATAAGGGGTAACGGCATCACTCACCCTTTTTGACGAATAAGTTCGTCAATCTTTGCTTCAAGGCGGTTAAACCGCTGGTCAATGTGGTCAGTAATTCTTTGCACTTCTGCTTGAGTAACGTAATCACGGGCAACTTCCTCCCTTGTCTTGTTTAACAGAATGCTCAAACGGGAAAGTTCTTCAAACTTCTCCCGCATTACAAGGCCCAAAAGCCCCATGAACAGGGTTAAAACTGTTGACCAAATTGAATGAATGTCCATCTCAGCATGCCCAAGCCCGAAGAGCCTTGTTAATCCGTGAGTTTGGGTCTTTCGCCGTCTTCTCGGATGTGAGTTTCTTCTTCATTCCAGTCATCCTTGCACAGAAAGAGTCTCGCCTGCTTCCTCCCTCTGGTTGAGGAGGCTTCAGGTTCATACCCTGCTTTTTGGCAGAGGCCCGTCCCTTGGCGTTTAAACCACCCTTGGGATTCTTGCCTTCTTTGCGTGTCCATGCTGGGCTACCCATTTGCCACTTTCAAGTGCAACCGTGAATGCTCCTTGAGCAGTGGCTGTAGAGCGTCTTGCTCAAAGTTGCGAGTGAATTCTTGTGTGCCAATGTGCGGTAAGCTGATCATGGGGTCGAGATAGATCTTGTACCCATGTTCCCTTGCCCTGCGGCAGAACAGATAATCCTCGCCAATGTAGTTTCCGTCCACGATGGCAAAGTCAAACACAGCGTATTCATCTGCGCCGTCCCCATCACCCTTGTATTTCCACTCAGGATGGGCTGCGATCATGGATTCCATTACATGACGGCGAATGAGCATAAAGCCCGTTGCCACGCTCTCCACACGCATCAGGCCGTTTTCGTCAAATTCCAATTGGTTGTCTTCATCCAGATAGAAATCTAGGAAGAATTTGGCATCTGCCGCCCTGCGGGGGTACGTCCCAGCCACAATGTCCCGGTCTGTGGACAGAGCCATGAGGCGGGTGACGGCCTCGACATTGATGACCACATCAGCGTCCACAAACAGCAGGTCAGTACAGTCTGAGTCCATGAAGTTGGACACCAGCTTGTTTCGGGCCTTTGTGATGATTGAGCATCCAGACAGGTGAACCAAATGAATCTGGACGCCCATCTTGTCCAACTTGGGGACGAGTTGCGCTATGGCAAAACAGGTCTTGATGTTGACCTTGCCATCATAGCAGGGAATCGCAATCATAAGCTTGCGCCCCACCAAGTTGAAGCTTTTATCAGCCATAGTAAATGTTACATGAGGTTACGTTGAGCATGTATGCGTATACACCATTGACTGCCAACACGCCATCTTGGGGGATGATTGGTGCGTTGTTGAACGTGTCACTAGCACTCACATCGTAGGTCATCAACCAGCGATTTGAATACACCATTGATGCACCAGCGGTGATAGAGCCCGTATTGATGTCAGTGAGCGTGAAAGAGTTTGCGTCTACTCGGGTGATTGAGTAGTTTCCATTGGTTGCAGTGCCGCCCGTTCCAGCGGCAAAGTCAATGCCGATCACATCACCTGTCACAAGCCCGTGCGCTGTTGCTGAAACCGTAACGGTTGTGCCAGAGCGGCCATAAGTTGCCGTAGTCACAGGTGCAGTTGTCGTATCAAACAACGCCACAAAACCGGCGGTTGCTGTGCCGGTAAAAGAAATCGCTTTGACTCGATTGCGCCCAAGAACCAGAAAGCCGCTACCGTTTAGGTGCGCTTGCTTTACGTTGGTTTGATTCATAATCAATCCTTTAAAAAGCGGGGGCCGAAGCCCCCAAGATCAATTATTGCTGTGAAGCAGGAGGTGATTGCACACCCGTAGAGTCTGCCACTGCGTAGACAATGGTGTACTGCACCGTGCCGACAGTCACGTTGGCGACAGTTGGTCGAACAGTGGCAATGATTGACACATCAGTAGCGCCAACACCAATACCGTTGGGGGAAGCAGTAGATGTTGCGCCAGCCCAGTTGCCCAGCTTGGCAGCAGCACCAGTATTAGCCAAACGACCTTGCGTGGTGATGTCCGTAGAGGCCCAATACAAAGCGGTTGAGCCTGTAATACCCAGCGACATGTTTGCAGCGGTTGAGCCAGTGAAGGCCACCAGCGTGTCAATAAAGATACTGACAATCTGCGAGCCTGCGGGGATGGTAAACAGGGTAGTGGTAGTGTCAGCGGTATAAATAGCGCCGTCATAAACTACTTTTTTAGTTTGGGAAACAAGGGTAGTTCCCGTGTTTTGAATGGTTCCAGCAGTCGTGCCGGTGGTGTTTTTAACAGTGCCCAACAACCAAGGGCCAAGGTGAGTTGCGAATCCCATAAGAATATCTCCATGCGTTAAGGTGTATCAATCTTGCATGACAGTCTGCCGGGACAGTTTGATACACCGGGTTTCCCGGAATGCCTCATTTATACCATGTAGTTTAAACGGACACAAGAAAAAAGGGGGCTTGTGGCCCCCTTTTTTACTTACCTATCAAGAAGATCCGGGTGAACCGAAAATTCCCAAGGGGTCAGATACGCCGAAGCTGTAACGCTCACGGGCCTTGTAACGCACGTTGCCGGTATCAAAGTCACCGTCCATGGAGTTGGACAGCGGGGTACGGACAAAGTGCTTCAGGCCGTTAGGCACATCAGACAGCAAGAACCAAGCGTTGGTGTCGGTCAGATAATGGTTAACGCAGTAACCTTCTGGGATCGAACCATTGTTCTTCAGAGCGTTGATGTCGTTATCGGTAGTACCGACACGCAATTCCGTCTCCAGGAGGCGGGTTGCAACGAACATCAAGTTCGGGGGAACAACCAATTTCTTGGGCTTGGCGGCGATCAACAGGCCACGCTCATCCGTCCAACCGGCGATTTGAATAACTGCGTTTTCCAACGAAGTCTCATTCAAGTCAGCGGCGGTGGTGGGGCGATTGCTGTTGGTTCCACCAGAGATCAACGGATGGGCGGTAGAGCACAAGCTCACGCCGTCACCGTAAGTCACCGTGGTGCTGAACGCATTGTTCAACACATAGGCGGCTTTGACCTGCTTGGTGTATGCCATTGCACGGGCCAACGATTTGGTATAGCGGCTGGACAAGCTGTCATACAGATTGTCTTCCACTGCCTCTTCCGTGATGGAGAAGCCCATAGCGATGGTTTCGTGGTTGTAACGAGCAGTCCATGCTTCCTGTGCGTTGTCGTACTGGATCGCAGAACCTTCGTTCTTGACCGGTGCGGCAGAGAAGCCAGAAAGTTTGGTTTCTTCCTCGAAGGAACGCTCAGAGGTTTCGGTTTCATAAATTTCTTTATGTTCCTCACCATAACGGGCGTACTCAAGACCAAACAATGCATTCAGACCAGGGAGCAACTCTTTGAGTAGCTGGGCACGGGAAATAGCCATTTCTTACTCCTTAAACACCAGTGGTGTTGTTATATTGGTGAGTGTTGATCTTCACCAACAGTTCGGTGTAAGTGTCAGCTGCGGTAGCAGTCTCAGGCACAACATCGATCACACGGATTGGGATAGTGGCGGTAGTGCCAGCACCGGTCAAGGTCACAGCGTAAGCAGAGTTACCAGTGGTGGTGCTGCCTGCGTTGAGAACCAAAGCCAAGTTAGTGCCAACTACGGTACGACCTGCGGAACTCATGGTAGTGCCAGAAGACACAACGGCAACTTTGAAAAGGGCCATGGGGTCATCCACAACATACGCATAAGCATAGTTGCTAGTCGTGCTGATTGAAGCGGGAATATATTGGCTCTGAACGGTTTGGCCGCTAGAGTTCACATATTG